GCCGTCGCCTTGCGCTCGTATGCGGCGCGCACCGGGTGCGTGGGCCCGGCGAGCGTCAGCACGATGTCGGTGCGCTCACCGTTCGGTGCGACCAGCGTGTAGTCATACGTATCCTGCGTCTCGAATTGCGTCAGATCCATGATGTCCTCGCGTGGATGAAGAGTTTCGGCCCGACGCCCAGGAGCTCCGTCTGCGAGGACATGAGCCCCTGGGCCGGCCGAAGGTGGTGGAATCAGGCCAAGCTGTCCTGCATCGACAACGTAGTCTTTTCCGTGGCGGTGCCCGTGCCGCCGGCCGTGTTGATGAGACCGGTGAACGGCAGCGTTTGAATGAGCGCGCCCGACTGCTTGTCGTCGACCTTGTCGCTGTCGATCTTGATGCGCTCGAAGACGAAGCTCACGAAGTCCGCATCGAGATCGGGACCAGTCGTCAGCACCAGAATGAGCGTGAGATCGGCGTCATCATCGAGTGCATCACCGTAGGTCTCGTCCTCGAAAATGGCGGTAAGCTGGCCGTTGAATGCGATCGTGCCGGGCCAGACATCAGGCGTGTAGACCGATCCCAGAACGCCCTGCGTTTGCATCTGCCCGTCCACCTTGAATTGCGCGCCGGTGACAAGTGCAACCTGGACGCCATCGATGAGGAGCGCGCCGCTGATGCCGGTCAATCCGTCGGAAGTACCCGCCGCGGTCGGCGACGTGAATTGTTCGGCATCGGCCTTTTGCCGGCTGCGGCCCATCACGCCCAGTGCGATCGTCGCGAAGTCACCGGGCGGCAGATTGATGTCCATCGACGAGAACCGGCAGCCGAGGTATGCACGCGACTTCCCGATATCGGAGAAATAGCGCTCGATGGAGTAACTGTCCTTCGTGTGACCGGTCGTTGGCGTCCAGGTCTTCTTGCCGATCACGGCGATCGTCACGCTCTCGCTGGCCGCTTCGTCCGTGAGGACCGCGGCGGTGCCATCGAGATTGCAGACAGTCATGGCGCCTGCGGTGAGCGCCGTGATGATGAAACGGCCGCCATTGTTGTCGGTCGTGGCGAATCCGGATGGCCCCACGACGTCGCCAATCTTGAAGCCGGCCGTCAAGAGGCCATTGCCGGAATCGGTGAAATGAGGCGCGGTGTCGGATGCCGCGATCGTCGTCGCCGTCTTGGTCACCCCCGCGACGAGATCCTTTCGCAGGCAGGACGCGATGTACGGCGCGTAGCTTCCGGGCGAGAGCTCGCCATTGAGGTTGCCACCGATGTGGCGCATACCTTGTCGACGCGTCCCGGTTTGTTGATCCGTACGGATTTCCTTCGACGTGAACTTGTCGACGTCCTGGTCGATGTCACACGTCGTGCGGCGAAGCTCCGTCGCTCCCGACGCGCCGGCGAAAACACCGAACGTCGTTTCCTTCTTGATGCGGAGCTCGGTGAATGCCCCGCTGGCGGATGTCATGGTGCGTCTCCTTTGATTAGCGCGGGATGTCCGGCGCGTTCTCGGCCGTGTAGTAAACGCACTCGTAGGTCATGGCCGCACGGCCTACGGGCTTGATTCCTTCGCCGGAAAAGTCGGGCTGCGTCGCCAGCAGCGTCATCGCTTTTGCAGCAGCAATGCCGTTCGGCATCGCGAGCGCGATCTCGACCTCCTTGCAGATCTGGTCCACCGCGTCCTGAACGTTGCTGTCCAGCTGCGCAATCACGATCACCGCGAAACGCGCGGATCGCTGGTACCGCCGTGGCGCAGGCATCGTTATCGGCTGCGACGACTCGGGTAGTGTGCGGATGAGGAGGCCCGGCAGCGATGCGCGCTCGAGGGGATACGCCCAGTCGACGAAAACGTTGTTGCCGGTCGTCGCGAGGCCGGTGAGCTTCGCCGCGATCGCGTCGCGGATCTGCTTGCGGACGTGATCGGCCATCGCTATCCCTGCCGCTCGAGCCGCAGCTGCACGACGCCGGTGCCGTCCGGATGTACGCCCACCACCTTGTAGGTCGTCGTGCCGATCGTGAGCGTCGCGCCGTGAGAGACGTCGGCGATGTCGCCTGCGCGGCACGTGAACGTTGGCTGCGAATCCTCGACAGCGCCCTGGACTAGCTCGAAGGCGTTGTCGAAGATGCCGTCCACCGACGCGGGCTCCGCGTCGTCGTCCGCGTTCGCGGGCAGATAGGCTGCCCGCGTCGCGAAGTCGGCGACGTTGAAGAACACGGCGAGATTCTCGGTGAACGGCATGGCCGATCAGGTCGACTTCGGGCAGCCGAACATCACGGACGACATCACGCATGGACCCGTGGTGACCGTGGCGACGTGCTTGACGTACTTCGACAGCCCGGTCCGGGAGACGACCTTCAGCTCCTTCGAGTTGTCGGCCGCGACGTCGGTGAACTTCGACGTGCCATCGTTGAACACGACGTCGCGGGCACCGGTGCCAGAGTTGTCGTCGGCGGTCTGGATCTTGTGCGTGCTCGAGCCCGTGTCGTCGCCGGTGAGCAGCATGAATCCGACGTCGTCGTCCCATCCGGCCGGGATGGCGACCCAGCCGGATGTCGCGGCGGCGGTGTCCGCCGCCGACTTCGGGACCACCAGCACGGTGAGTGCGGCGGCCATCAATCCTTTGAACATGATGCGTGTCCTTTCTCGGTCGGTCGTCGACCGGTCAATCGGTTGTGGTACGCGGGGCGGCCTGCCGGCGGGTCGTTCGCTTCGGTGCCGGTTCCGGCTCGTTGTCGTAGAGGTACTCGAGCACCTCGACCTTGTGCGCGCTGCGCATCTCGCCGGCGAAGGGCGCCGGCAAAATGACCTCGGCGCCTACCGCGGTCGTAGAGCCATCGAGCGAGCGGAACGGCCGTGTCACCTTGCAGCGCGCCCGGGACGGATGTTTGATCATCGTTCGCTGCGCGCCGGCTTGTCGCCGGCGCGCCCTGATTGCGTTAGCGAATGACGATCAGCTCGCCGTGGCCATCGCCGAGAAGGCCGCCGCGTAGCGGAGACCGACGTCGACGGTGTACATGGCGCGCACGCCCACGATGCCGGCCGGGAAGTTCGCCGCCGGGTTGAGCGCGATCTCCAGCACGCCCCACTCGGCGATGATCATCTGCGACCAGTCGCCGAAGATGATTTGCGCCGAGAGCTGGTTGCTCGACATCGCCGGGTAGCCGTCGACCTGGCCGCGATCGAGACGTCCCTCCCACAGCGGCGAGGCCGTGTTCGCGAACTTCACGCGCTGCTTGAGCAGCCCCGCGGTGGTCGGCGCCATCACGTAGCCCGCCGAGCTGGCACCGCTCAGCGCGTTCGCCGCTGCCACGTCCGTCTGGAACTCGATGACGTCGCCGTAGTCGACGGTCGCGTCGGCCACGCTGCCGATGCCCGAGATGTTGAGCAGGCCGGTCGGCTGACCACCGCTGCCCGAGCCCGTCAGCGAGCCGAGATCCATCGCCAGGCCGACATCGAGCGCGAGGCCGCTCATCGTGATGGCCTCGGCATCCGGGCTCGACTGCATCACGAGCAGGCGCGAGATCTCGTTGTAGGCGCCGACCGTCTTCGGCGACAGCGAGAGCTGACCGAACGTCTGGCCGGACTCGGTAATCGCCGTCGACTCGCTCGCGAGCCAGTAGCCGGTCGCACCGGCCGTGCGCTTCGGGATCGTGACGTTGCCCTGCAGGCCCGACAGGCGACGCGCGCCCATCGGATAGCAGACGGTCGAGTTGCGCAGCATGTCGATGAAGCCCTGGTTTTGCGTGTCGACCAGGTAGCCGCCGCCCGAGAGGCTGGCGACGGTGAGGTCACGACGGCCCGCGCGCTGCATCAGCGCGGCGAACTCCTCGCTCGGCGTCATCGGCCGCGCCAGCACGTCGATCGGCACGAGGATCGAGCGGCCGGTCGACGGCGCACGACCCGTCTTCTGCTGCACGGCCTGCGACGTCGCGAGCTCGAGGCCGGCCTTCGTCCAGTCCTGCGACTCCAGCGCCTGGATCGCGCGATGCAGCGACCAGCGCTGCACGTCCTTCTTTTCCATGCCCAGCGCCGCCGGCGACTCGGCGGCGACCTTGCCGCGCTCCTCCATCACCTTGAGGATCTCGTCGGCGACGATCTCGATCGACATGCCGCGCGTCACCCACTCACGCGCGAAGCGATCGTCCAGGTTGTTGGCCTTGCAGAGCGTGCGGATCGCCTTGACGCGCGATTCCTCGAGTTGCTGTGCGGTTTGCGCCGCGGGTTGTTGGGCGGTTTGCGCCGCCGATGCTTCGGCTCCCATACGGA